CAGTCGCCGACGGTGGCGCGGTGGGCGGCCACGGCCTCGCGTCGTCGTCGTGTCTCGGCGGCGCGCTTGAACTCAGGCCGGCGTGCGGTCTTGCGGCGCTCGACCTGGGCCTGGCAGCGGGGGCACCGCGAGCGCCAGCGGCCGAGCTTCCCACAGCCTAGGCAGGCACGGCGCAGGGTCACCTGGGCTTCCTGCGCTTGCGCTGGCGTAGCTTCTGCTGGCACGGCGGGCAGCGGTCGCCGTAGACGATTGGGCGGCGGCAGCCTACGCAGACCTGGCGTCGCTCAGCTTGCGGCTTCCAGGTGTGCGGGTTGCTCCCGTAGCCGGTACGGCGCATGGCTATCGGCGCTGCCAGTAGGCCAGGCGGACGCGGACGAGCAGCGGCAACCCGCGCAGCTCGTCGGCGTCGGCGTCGCGCAGGGCGGCCACGCGGGCGCCCGCATACGCCGGGCGCCGCACGACGGCCACGTGGTCGAGCAGGGCGGCGCGGCGCTCAACCCGGCGGCCACCGTCGCTGTAGCGCGAGCCGCCGGGCAACGGGATGAACCCGACGCTCAAGCCCAGCGGCACACCGGCGGCGGCGAGCGCGAGCACTTCGTCGCCGTCGCGGGTGGCGGGCACGTACCACTCGCCATGCAAGCCGTCGGGCTCGTCGCGCAGCGCGACGGTGCGGCCGATGGGGAGCTGCGCGTTGTCGCGCGGGTGCGGCACGGTCAGCACCACCTCGGCCGGGTCGGTGGTGGCGAACGCGCCGCGGGTGAACGTCTCGACCAGTTGCGGGCCGATGCGGGCTTCCTGCCCGTAGGGCACGGCCACGCCGACGAGCGTGCGCTGGTCGTCGCCGCGCAGCTCGACCTCGGCGGCGAAGCTGCGGGTCTCTAGCTTCATGCGACGGCGCCCCCTTCGGGTAGCGGCGGGCGGTCCTCCAGCTCGCGGACCTCGTTGCGGGTCAGGAAGCCGGCCTCGATGGCGACCTTGTGGGCTTCGTAGCGGTCGCGCAGGGTGGCGCGGACGAAGCCGCCCGCGTTGAACTTCGCCGTCTGTGTGCGTGGCAGCAGCCCGGACACGGCGCGCTCGACCCGGTGCAGCCACGGCCGCAGGGTGAACTGTAGGAAATCGGTGGACCGCATTTCCGGCGACGAGTAGGCCATGTGACCTGCGGTTTCGCCGCCCATCATCTCAGGCGCCACGCCATAGAACCGGCAGATGGTCGACACGCTGAACTTCTGCGTCTCGATGAACTGCGCTTCCTCGGGCGCGATGCTCAAGTTCTGGTACTTCACGCCGCCCAGCACAGCCGTCCCACGCTTGCCCTTGTGGGCCCTCTCCCATTCGGCCTTCAGATGCTTCGCCTGCTCTTCGCCGACCCGCTGGTCGGAGTGCAGGTAGCCGCTGGGGATGCCCGAGTCGCCGAAGAACTTGGCGCCGTACTTCTCGGCACCGAGCCCGAGCCCGATGGCCTCGCGGGCATAGGCGACCGGGCTCAAGCCCAGCGGCGACCCGGGGAACGGGTAGCCCTTGACGTGGAACAGCTCCGACCAGTCCTTGCGCTCGCCGCCCACGCGCACAACCCACTGGCCGTCTTCCAGCACCACGGCCACCCGGTCGGGATGCACCAGGTCAACCTGGGCCGGCAGCATGCCAGCGCCGGCCCGGGCCGTGATGACGCCCCAGCAGTTGCCGCGCAGCAGCACCGACGCCATCACCGCCCACAGCCAATCGGACAGCTCGGGGAAGTCCGCGCTCGGGCGTTGCAGCAGCGGCGGCGTCGCAATCGGGTCGCGGTCGTCGCCGCGGAACACCTGCAGCGGCAGCGTCGACACGCTGTCGGCCAGCAGCCGCACACAGCCCCAAACCGTGCTCAGCCGGAGCGCCGTCTCGACCGTGACCGGCTCGCCGGCCGCCGTCGGCGGGTTCTCATCGGCCAGCAGTTGCTCAAGGGTGAGCGCGTCGCGGTTCTGGACTCTTGACCAGACCCAGCGGTCCCACCACGACACGGCTACCGCTTACGGGCGCCGCCGCGAGCTGGCCGCCGGGGAAGCCCGGCCAGCTCGGGCGGAATCGGGTCACCAGCGGCGATGAACGTCACCGAGTCCGGGCCTAAGTCCTCGCGAGCGATATGGGTGTCCTGGTCGGCGACCTCAGGCTCGGGCGGCGGGTTGAGCGCGGCGGCCTGGTGGTCGCGAGCAGGGTCCAGCGGGCGCTGCCAGGTGGCGGCCTTCTCGGCCAGCGGCTTGTCGGCCATCAGCCCCTCACTCCCGTGTCGACGACGAACGCGGCCGGCTGCGCGAGCTGCACATCGGCCCGCAGGTAGGCCAGGAACGCATAGCTCAGCGTGTCGGCCAGGTACCGCTCGCCCAGGAACCGCAGGGTGAAGTCGGTACGGATGCCGACGAACAACTGGTCCCACTGGCCGGTGAACACATAGCTCGTGTCGGTGCTGGTGCCGGTCGTGATGTTGACCGGGATGCTCTTGGTGACCAGCATCGGCAGCATGTTCGGCGGCGGCGCCAGATACGCGCTGGTCGTCGCCTCGCGCAGCTTCGACAGGCTGGTCGACGTGCGCGGCGCCTGAATGTGCGCCGTGGGCGTGAAGTTGGCCGCCCGCACCGCGCCAGCTGCGTCCAGATGCCAGTCGTAGGCGGTCGTGGTGGTGATCGTGGTCCCGTTGGCGCCGTGGGCGGTCAGGGTCACACCGGACTGGTTGAGCACGCCGCGCGGCTCGGGCGCGGTACCCGTGCCCAGCAGCGCCACCCGGTCGAGCTCGACCGCCATCTGCCCGGCGAAGCTGCGCGCGATGATGCCCTCGCTGGACGGGTCCGCATCCTCGAACAGCTCGACCGACAACTGCACCAGCCGCACCAGCGTCCGGGCGGTGAACGTCACCCGGTCAAACGTCATGTCGGCCGCGGTGATGTTGGCGCCCTCGGACTTCCACGCGGGCGTGCCCTCGCCGGTGAGCCGCGCCAGCGCGAGCGTCTGCGCTGTCATCGGCACGGTGACGGCGCCGGCTTGGAACACGCGGGTGGCGTTGCGGGCCAGGTCGATGACGCGGGCCGACAGCGGCGACGGCACCAGCGCGCCACCAGCGCCGATGGTTGCCTCGGCCAGCGCCCGCTCGTGGGTGGCGCCGTCCCACTTGCCGGTGGCGATGCCGCGCAGGTAGCGGTCGAACGACAGCGGGACCTCGGCCGGGTCGAACGCGCCGCGGGCCGCCATCCAGTCGTACACCGAATCCGACCGCTGCAAGACGGGCTCTTGCGGCACGGCCGGGCCGGGCCGGCGGGTCGCGGCGGCGCGCAGCTCGGCCAGCTCGCGGTCGCGCTCGGCCTCGATGGCGTCGTCGGCCTCGCGCTGCTCGACCACGCGGGCCTGGTAGTCGCGCAGCTCGTCGGCGGTCAGGTCGCGCGGCCCGGCGGGGTCTTCGGCGGCGCGCTGAAGGATGGCGTCTGCGGCCTCGCGGGCGGTCGCCCGCCGCTGGCGCAGCTCGTCGAGTAGGGACACCGGGCCTCACTTTCCCACGGACTCGGGCGTTCAGCCGAAGTGTACCGCGTGCCTGGCCTGCTAGTTGCTGTCGGTCTGGCGCTCGACCTGGAACGCGGCCCAGCGCAGCCAGTCGCGCTCGGCGTGGATATGCACGGCGCCGCAGACTTCCAGGTACACGTCGCGCTGGTCGCCGCGGGTGACCACCTCGCCGCGCTCGGCGAAGTGGTCGAGCGCCGCGGCAGCGGTCAGCTCGTCGCAGCCGGTCTGGCGCATCAGGTTGTTGACTGCCAGCCGCAGCAGCAGCCAGCGCTCGCGGTCGGTCAGCAGCGACGGGTCGCCCCATGCCTGACTGACGTACTCGCTCGGGGCGGTGCCGGCAGGGTGCGCCGGCGGTCGGTGGCCTTCCTCGGTCATGCGGACGCTTCCCCTTCCTGGCCGCTTTTGAACTCTTCGGGGTAGTGGCGCTCCAGCTCGGCGAGCTGGCGGTCGCGGTCGCGCTCGACGGCGGGGTCGGTCGCCGCGGCGGGCGGGCGGGCGACGGGTGGTGGTGGCCGTCGCTGGCCGAGACCTCGACGGCGCAGCCATTCCTTCTGCGCTTCTGAGACGGGTGGTGGTTCATATGCCTCGGCGACGCCAACTCAGCCGCTGGCGCGGCTGGCGTCGCCGAGCACTTGACCTTCCCTTGAAGTAGAAGAACCTTGCTTAAGACCTTGGGAGGCGTTTTCGCTGCTCAGAGCAGGTTGAGAGAAGCCACTATCATCGCTGAGCGAGTCCACTAGCGCGGCTGGTGGCACCTGAGCGAGTCCACTAGCGGCGCCGGATCGGTCCACTAGGAAGTTGCCGTGAATGGCTTGTGGACTCGCTCCCGGTCCACTAGCCGAGGGGTTGTGGATTACCTCGCCGACCGCGGCTTGGCCCTCGACGACGCGGGCGGCGCTGGCGGTGCCCTCGACGAGTCCGGCGGCCGAAGTCTCTCCCTCCACCAGTGATGGGGTGATCTGGAAGCATTCGGGCTTGGGTCCTTGGTGGTCCTCGATGAACTCCAGCACGCCGTCGCCGAATAGCTCATTCAGCGCCCGCTGGACGGTCGAGCGGGCCAGTCCGACCTCGCGGGCCAGGCGCCGCTGGCCGACCCAGCACTCGCCGGTGTCCCGGTCGGCGTGGTAGGCGATGACCCACAAGACTGCGCGAGCTGGGCCCTTGACCTTGCAATCCTCTGAGGCGACCCACCGCATGGCCGGGTAGTTCAACGGTCACCTCGGCCGGGTAGGATGGCGGTCCTGGTGCTCGGCGGTACCTGCTGTCGAAACGGCGTCTCTGCGGTGGTGGGGGCGCCGTTTCGCTCACGAGGTGGCACGGGCCGCAGGCTCCTGCTCCTGCGCCTTGAGCCATGCCTCCACGGCGCCCGCCCTGTAGCGCAGCAGCCGACCGACCTTGACCGCCGGCGGGCCCTCTCGCCGGTGCCGCCAGATTCTCAGGGTGGAGAAGGGCACCTGGAGCCAGGCGGCGACCTCCGCGGGCGTCAGCAGCTCATCTCGCACGAGCAGCCTCCTATCTGGTATGGGTGTGCACGCATATGGGCTTATAGCACTCGGCCCGGTTTGAGTCAAAGTGGTGCACGCCTAGACGGTTCCAGTTCACGCGTGTTAACGTCCGGGCATGACTCCTCCCCGCACGACGAAGCTTCAGTTCGACGGCAATGGGTGGGTCGGCTACGCCTCAGCCGACGCGCCCCACAGCGTCAGCGTCCACCTAAGCCAGACTCCGGCCGGCCGCTGGGTAATCGACATTCTCACGGTGGCCGTCGGCGGCACCGGCACCGGCCCGTTCCCGACCGGCCGGCTCACCGCCCGCGAGCTGCGGAGCGTGCCGCTGGGCAAGATCGAGGTGTGGGTCAACCAGCTTGTCAGCCAGGGGCTGGCCGACCCGATCAAGGGCAAGTTGTCCGACACCGTGCAATTCGGCGATCCGGTCTTGGGCACGGTGACGTGGGTGGACAAGCTGCCGCCCGCCGGCAAGCGCGCCAAGGGCGACGAGTTCTACCGGCGGGTCGGGGAAATCTACGGCAAGGCGGCTGTCGCCTCCACCCGGCCGGCCGCCGATCTCGCCACGATCTGGGAGGTGCCGGTCACCACCGTGCACCGATGGATCAGGGAAGCCAGACGCCGCGGGCACCTGCCTCCGGCCGAGCCAGGGAGGCGAGGGTAGTGGCGTCGATCGAGAAGCGGACTCGCAACGGCCGGGTAAGCTACTCCGTCCGCTACCGCGACCCGGCCGGGCACTCGCGTCGCAAGGTGTTCGCCCGCAAGGTCGATGCCCAGCGGTGGCTCGCCGAGAATGAGGCAGCCCGCAACCGGGGCGCCTGGGTCGACCCGGCCGCGGGCAAGGTCGGCCTCGCCGAGTGGGCCGAGCGGTGGTACGCGACTACGGCCGACCTCAAGCCAGCGACGCGCCGGACGTATCGGCTGCTGCTCGATAACCAAGTCCTCCCCCACTTCGGCGGGGCGACCCTGGCTGGCCTCGATACCCTCGCCGTGCGCGAGTGGGTCGCCGGCCTGGTCGAGTCGGGCCTGTCGCCGTCGCGGGTCCGCAACGCTCACCAGGTCTTGAGCCAGGTGCTCGCCGCGGCGGTCGACGGTGGCCGGCTGGCCCGCAACCCGGCCGCCGGGGTGCGGCTGCCCAAGCGGGTCGAGCGCGAGATGCTGTTCCTCGATGCCGGCCAGGTCGAGCAGCTCGCCGACGCCATCGGGCCGCAGTACCGGGTGCTCGTCTACTTCCTGGCCTACACGGGTCTGCGGTTCGGTGAGGCGGTCGCGCTGCGCGTCAAGCGGCTCGACCTGCTGCGCGGTCGCTGCGAGGTGGTCGAGTCGGCGACCGAGGTGGGCAGCGCGCTTGTGTGGGGCCCGACCAAGACCGACGAGCGCC